GGTCGAATAGCCCGCGTTTCTGCTGCTTGCCCTGATAGAGATAGCCTTGGGCGTTATACTCGCCCTGCCCTGCCGTATCAGACATGAGCTTGACGATGGTGGGATCTGTGGCGCCACCACCAGACGCCGCGGCAAGTGCCTGCTGGCGTGAATTGGCAAGCTTCGCCTCAAGCCGTGCCTGATCTGCCTGACGCTGGGAGGCAGCAAAGTCTTCCTTGCCTTGCGCTTCCTGCTGCTTGGCTTCGAATTGCGCCTGATTGTTCTGCGCAATGCCGCCGGCCACGGTGCCGAGCGCGCTAATCGCTGTTGCTACAAGGCCTAGAGCAGACATTTCCACACCTCAAGGCCTTCAAGCACTTCGTCTGTCTTCTCGAAGCCGGCCATCTTGCACAGTCGTTCGGATGACGGATATTGCACATCGCGAGGCGTATAGACTTCTGTGGCCCCAAGTTGGGCCGCCTTACGCAGGAGCATGCGGCATTCCTTTAAAGCTTGGGAAGCGATGTGCTTTGCTTCGGGCTCGACAAAGAACCATAGCCAGGTGCGGCCACCGCCAAATGCCAGGCCGCCGCCGGCAATCACCTTGCCGCCCTGCATGCCGATCCTGCAAGTTACCGGCAGATCGATGTTCAACCCCGAGTGAATGCGGGCATAGGCGCCATGCATCGTCTGTACTTCAACCATTGGTGTCGACCGCGAACACGAGACCGAGGAAGTTGACCGGCCATTCAGCCGTGATGACAATGCGCGAATCCGTGTGCCACTCGTCATCAAAGGTCATGCTGCCTTCCTCGATCACGAGATCGGAAGAAACATCGGCTGGGGTGGAATAATCCCGGTTGGCTGGCAGTGGAAACAGATGATCATCATCCTTGCCATAGCGAACACCAGAGCGAACATAGTCCACGGCAATGAGACCGATCTCATTGACGCGCTTCTTCTGCAGCATCGCAGTCCCGCCGGCCGCGGCATAGGCCAGCTTGGAGGATTTGAACCGCCCCTGATAGCGCAACCCTGCCACATAAGAGCTCACTGGCGCGGGAAGCGTGATCTGGCCCGCATTGTCCACCGTGAACAGCCGCGGCACCTTGTTGCCCTTGGCGTCGAGCGTGGTGACAGGTGCGCCATCCGCCCAGACCTTGACCTGCTCGCCGACGAGATGCGAAAGTCCGCTGACCGTTGCCGTGGGGCTATCGAATGAACCGGATACTGCGGCATCCATGACCATGCCGACAGACGTTCCAGCGTCCGTGTCAATGCCCATCTTCTCAACGAAACGATAGTCAATGCCACTGATCGTGCGTTTGACCACGAAATAAACAAGCCCCTGTTCAGGGCCAGGAACAACGCAGACGCTTTCGAATGCGCCGTCCGTGGTTATTGGAACGAAGGCAACCACCTTTTCTTGCGGCTCGTAGACCATGCAAATACAGGTGCCATCCTTCAGCACCACCCATACCCGCGTATCTGGCTGGCGGGAAACCGCCATCTGCACAACGCCGGATTTAAATTTAGAAACGCAAAGCCGGCTCAGTTCAGATGCGGCATAATCATTGCTGTCTGCGGAATAGAGGAGCTCGCACAGCCCCTTTCCAGTTCGATCGACAAACACACCGCCACTATCGATGCGAACCGGTTCAACCGGCGCCGAGCCGATTGATGTTGACGATTTCAGGGAAAGGTTCGTCGGGGAAAGCGGCTCGTCGAAATTGGTTGATTTGGCCGTGACCTCGATCGCGTTGGTTCCGACCACAAGGCGCTGGAGCGCCAGCATCCACTTCACTTCGTTGACGCTGCCAATGGCGATCGAGCGATTGATAGGGCCGGAATCCCCTATCGTCTCTTCGTCAAAATCATCGTAGGCGTCGGAGACGGAGCCCCAGAACTTGTCATTTCCAGACCAGAACAGCCGGCCTTCGGAAAGAGCGACAGACGTCGGGAAGCCGCGTTTCTGAGACCACTGGCCCTCAAGCCAAATACTCGTGTAATCTGTGCCCTTGAACGGCACAATGACATGGACCTGCACCGTTTGCGCGTCGACATACTGCATGACACGGCAAATGCCGTAACCACCGCCGCCGTCGTAACGAATGGTAATATCCGCTACGCCAGAGGCGTATGCATCCGCGAAACCGATCCGGTACCAGATGATCGCGTTGTCATCTGTGTCGAGCGCGACAACATCGCTCACATTGCCTGTGATCGGGACGTTGTCGTCATTGCCAGATTGCCGGTATGGCTTGAAGCCATAGGTATCCGTGTCAACCGACCGCTCGACCTGGAGCGTTGTCCCCCATGTCCCAGCAATGGTATATGTCCAGTCACGGTCGCCGATCGTGTCTGTCTGGTTATAGACGCCCGTGACCTTGATCGGGTCAGTCTTGACCTGATCATCGGCAAGTGATTGCTGGACCAGTTGACCATTGTGGTTCAGCTTGAACAGCGCCCCGACATGATCAGGCGTGAAGAAATCATCCGAAGCATGGAGGGTGGTGACACCGCGGGTGAATTCCGGCCTCAGCCGGATCGGTGCCGAACGATCGGCCATGAACGGGCCTTTGTCGGACCAATATTTGACCACGCTCCAGGAATGCCGGCTTCTGCGCTCGATGCGCATCTGCTGTTGCCCGTCACAGGCCACAAACATGACATCGGCTGACTGTGCAAACCGTAGATTGCCGAGATCGGAATAGGCCCATGGTGTCTGGATTTCAACAACGCCCGCGCTCTCGACCATGCAGGAAGATACGCGCTTCGGAGTTTCCGACGTGGTTTGGAACCGAACCCAGAAGGTATCACCCGTAGGCGTGAAGGCGAGCGAATGAACCCCTTCGAACAACTGCGCTTCTGAGATATAGTCGTCCGAAGAAGCGTGGCGACCGCAGCGGAATGTGATTGGGCCGACATCAACCACGATGCGGAGCGCATGTTCCTTGCCTATATCCGCCGTGGCAATGGTGACCTGCTGCTTTGCAACGGCTTTCGAACCAAGTGCATATGCTGTAAGGCGAAGTTTGCCACCAGAGATATCTGCCGTGGCGCCGGGTGTCGTAGACAATTGCCAGTCGGCATCATCCTCAAACTGAGGATGCGTGACCTGCGTCGAGACTGCGACGCGAGAAAGCACTGCGTCATCAACAATGACCCGCATGCGGTTGCTGGTGAATTCGAGCTCTGCACCATCCGTGGCATCGAATTCGAACCCTTTGAGCAGCGCGGGCAGACTGTTACGGCTATTGGCGATATAGGACAGACCGGGGCGCAGAAACATGTTGCCGGTCGTGGTGGCGAGGAAATTCGTCTGATCCTCGGCAGCAAGCCGCATGCGCTCGAGGTCGACACGGACGAGGCGCGCGGGATCGACAACCCCCACATTGAAGGATTGCAGGTAGACGTTCTGCTTTGGCATCTATCGGCAGCGTCGGCTTGAGCTATTGTTGAAGCGAGCGCGGAGCATTCGGCCTGGAGGCGTGCGACGAACCGCCTCCTCTACAGCATCGCGCGCCCTGGCTTCCTGCACGCGCTTCTCATAGAGATTGTAGACATCGCTGCGCGTCTGCTTGTCGTTCGAGATTGGCAGCCCACTTTCGAACGCTAGATACGCCTCCAGCGCCTTGACAAAGGTCTGCGTCCACCGGCCAAGGTTCCAGCCATATGACGTTCCATTGGAAACATAGCGGACGTAGAGTGGGCTTACATCGGCGTACCAGAAGCCTTTTTCAATCTCGAAGTCTTCGAACTTCTCGCGGAACGTGGGCTCGCGGTTGATATCGTTCGTCCGCACCCAATCATCAGGGATAGAGAACGCGTACTGAAAGCCAAATTTCGGCTCGAAATTGGCATCGTAGGACAGCTCGTCGGTGCGGATGGCGAAGTTCCAAAGCCCCTGCTCAAGCAGGAAATCCACGCTTGGCTGCCACGCGTCATCGAGCTTGTACCGGCGCGGGTTGTCTTCCGTCAATGAATCGAGGCGGCCGTCACCAAGGAGGCGGAGAGCACCACGATAGATGGAAAGACGGTCAGCCATTTGAGGTCTCAGGCATGGGCTTCACTTCGATGTGGTCAGCAAGTTCGCGAAGCTTGCGAACTGTCCATTCCTTCTGCTCTTCTGTCTCGGCTCCGCACCATGATTTCGAAGACCCATCCTCGAACCATGCCCCAACTAGCGCTATTTCATCGGAACGCGAATGAATGGCCTTCATTGTTCGCGCCTTGGCGAATTGCGGCGACCCAATCGCAACGACAGACACACTGCCGCCATTGTCCTTTTCTGGCGACTTTGGGCCGTCCTCGATTGGCGTCACCCATTCGGCACCTTCGCCGATGAAGCCGCAGCCGGCGCATTCCGATGTCTGGTCGTTATAGAGATAGAACGACGTGCACCCGCAATGGCCGCACATCCAGATCAGACGCTCGCGCTTCGGGAGATCGACAACGTTGTTCACGCGGCAACCCCATGCGTCTTGTCGAAGTGCTCTTGGGCCGAAGCGATTGCATCAGCCTTCGTTTCATGGTTTCGGCTGATCTCGACGCCTTCAGGCGTAGTGCGGACGCGCCAGTTGGTCTTCCAATGGTGATCCACCACATAGCCATCGGGCGCCTTCAAATCCTCGCCAGCGGCCTGCTTTTTGGCGAAATTCTCATCCTTCAACACGCGAAGAGGGTAGACGTTGGCGAAGCCGAGCCCCGTCGATTTGACGCGGACGGTCATATCAAAGCCGGGACCAAGAACGTCGATCACATCGGCCTTCTTGAGCTTGTTTGCATGGTGCTTCCAGAAGCCAGGTTTCAGCACGTCTTCAATCGTCATGTCGGGATCGTGCTCGACGCTGACGTGATGATAGGTGCGTTCATAATCGGCACCCTTGCGCAATGCATTGGGGGAAAGAACCTTGAGAGAATCTGTCATCGTTTGCCTCAGATGATGTGCCGGTTGTGGACGGGGCCGGGAGGAGATAGCCCCGTCCACGCTCCGGCTGGGGGTTAGAGGCATTCCGCAGCCAAAGCCGCGAAGTGCATCAAGTGATAGCGGTCGGAGCCGCAACAGTAGCCGCGGCGCCAGAAACGGACGCGACCTGGTAGAGCTTGTATTTCGGGCCGGTTGTCGCGATGACCTGAACAAGGTCACCGACTTGCATGCCCTTAGTCACGCCGTCCGAGAAATAGCCGGCGCCAACGATTGTAGCGTCCGCATCAGAGGTCGTCTGATAAGCGAACACGCGCGGGCCAATGCCGCGGCCGATGGTCTGGTAAACCATCGAGAGATTGTCAGGAACGTAAGCCATGTGCCGGGTCTCCCTTAGGTAGCGACGTTCGCGGAACCATCATGTGTAATCTTGATGATGCCGCCGTTCTGGAGGATTTTGGCTGTGTGGTAGACCGTGGCGTTTGTCCAAGAAATCTGCTGCTTCTTGTCGTAGTCCACTTCGATCGTCTCTTCGCCAATGTTGATCGCGTAGCCGAGGGCGTTGCGATGATACATGTAGCAAAGCTCCGATGCCGTCCCGAGACCGGTCAGGCGACTGGAGACAATCCAGTTGATGCCCATCCAGCGCCACATTTTGCGAACCGGGCCGCCAAACGGTTTGACGTCCACATAGTCACCCGAGGCGAATTCCGTGGTCTGCATCAGATAGCCACGGAAG